AGAGTCTCGCCGCCTACCCCGACCTGATCAAGCCTGCGGTCGCTCTGGCGCTCGCGACGGAGGCGCGTGCTCTCATAGCAGACAGCCAAAAGAACTACGTGCCAGTCGATCAGAGCACGCTACAAGGCAAGGCGTTTGTAGACGAGGCGAAGGTTGAGGGCGGGCGGGTTTCGCTCGATCTCGGCTATAAGGGTCCTTACGCCGCGGCGATCCATGAAAATCCCAGAGCTGGTAAAACCGGCGGCGTTAGTCCAAGCGGCCGCAAGTATCAGCATTACGCGACAACTGGTGGCTGGAAATTTCTCGAACTTCCGCTAATGGCAGCCGAGAAGGGGATGCTCGGCAGGCTCGCCGACGGCATCCGCAACTCGATCGGCGGGAAGTTGGCCGGTGGAGCCGGTGAGTAATGCTTTTGGACGAGATCACGAACTACCTCGCCGGCGCGGGCCTCGGCCTGACCGTGGGGACGAATCTCTGGATGCTGCCCGTTCCGGAGACGGCGGACCAGTCGATCATACAGACGATGGTGCTCGAGTACGGCGGACGGCCGCCGCTGCGGGCGATGGGGCCGAGCCTCGGGGATCCGGTGGCAGAAACGCCGCGGTTCAACGTCGGGGTCATCGGGCAGTACGAGCAATTCCAGGACGCGCGGCAGTTGGCCGAGGACGTTTACCAGGCGCTAGACAATCTGGCAAACACGACGCTCGGGGCAACGCGGTATCTACTCGTCCGGGCACTACAGCCCCCGATCTATCTGGCTCCGGATGACGAGGACAACGAGCACCACTTTTCGATCAACTTCGAGGCCGTGAAGGAACGGAGCTAGAGGAGGATTTCCATGGCGATAATCGTCAGTTACAACGCGCGGATTCTGGTCAACTGGGTGGATCTGTCTGACCACTGCGTTGGCGTGATCGTGAACGACGGCCAGGAGTCCAGGGACGTCACGGCGATGGGCGACACCAGCCGGCGCTTCCGCGCTGGACTGGGCACGTCGTCGGTCGAGGCGACGTTCTACGGGGACACGGCGTCTGGATCGGTGTCGCAGACGTTGACCGGGCTCATCGGCCTGAGCTCGACCGGGTTCGACGTGCGGGTCCGCAAGGACACCGGCGCCCGTGGCGTCAACAATCCGGAATACCAGCTCACGGCGATCATCGACGGGGATGTCAACGCACTCGACGAGAAGCCCGGCGAGGTGTCCCAGATCAAAGTGAAGTTCATGCCGTACAGTTCCTTCAACATCCTGACCACCACGTCGTCGTAGGAGGCACGGAGGCGACAGAGTGAGCATCAAGGTATCGTGGGACGGATTCATATCCGTCTCTAGCATCGACCTGTCCGACCATTGCGTCCAAGTCGTACTGAACGACGGCGAAGAGTCTCGAGACGTAACGGCGTTCGGGGATACCTCGAGGCGGTTCCGGGCTGGCATGGGCACGGCTTCGATTGAGGCGACGTTCCTCAACGATCTGTCCACGGGATCGGTCGAGAACACGCTTCGGACGCATCTGCTGACCCAGAACACTCCGGGGACGAAGTTCCCGTCTTCAAGCCCGTCGCTGGCGCTTGGCGGATCGTCCGGTGGCATGATCGCCGGCACGTATAGCTACTGGGCCACGTACACCTTCCCGGCATTCGAGACGGCGCCGTCAACCTACGCCTCGATTGTGATAGCGTCTTCGAGCGAGGGGTCAGCGCTGTTGACGTCGATTCCGGCGAGCACGGAATGGTTCGTCACCGGGAAGAAGCTGTATCGCAGCACCGCGAACGGCGGGACGAGCACCGGGATCCTTCTGACGTCGCTGGCGAACACGGCGACGAGCTATCTCGACAACGCCTCGTCCTCAAGCCTGAGCGGAAATGCTCTGCTCAATACGCTGTGGCAGCCCGTGGGTTTCGATGTTGTGATCCGGAAGCACGATACCGCTGCCACGACCGATAACCCGCAGTGGACGCTTACGTCCCTGATCGACGGGGATCTTAATTCACTCGATGAAAAGCCTGGCGAGTTGGCCCAGATGAAAGTCAAGTTTGCGAAGTACGGGACGTTCACGATGGTGACCACCTAGTCCTAAGAAAGGATCCTGGTTAAAACGTGGCGAAAGAATACAGCACAGAACTCGGCGGAAAGAAGCGGGTGCTGCGGTACACGCGGGCCGAGCGGATCGATATCGAGAACCGCTTCGAGTGCGACATCAGAGACTTCGTCTACGAGCGCGCGTTCCCGATGCGCGACGGCAAGCCGACTGGTGGCGGCCGGCTCGAGTGCCAAGAGGCGCTGATCTGGTACGGGCTACGGCACAACGGTCCGAAGGTGACCGAGGAGTGGGTGTCGCAGCAGCTCACGGACGAGGTAGCTAAGGGCGGGTCGATCTACGCCCCGTTGTCACAGTCGATCGTGGCGTTACTTGCGTCCGGCGTGATGGGATGGAATCCTAAGATGGCCGACGAGGAAGAGGCCGCTGAAGAGGGAAAAGAGGACGCCGCCCCGGCCGGGCCGGTCGCGGCGCCCGCGCTGACCATCGCGCCGATCAAGAAGACTGGCTAGCAGCGATCCCGCTGCGGGAGTTCGACCGATGGGTGGACGAGGCAGCGGCCGAGCTCAGCATCTGGCCGTGGCAGGTGAATCGGTTCCAGCCGTCCGAGATTCACACGCTCCGTCGGGGCCAGCAGCGGCTGTGGAATCGGCAGTGCGTGCTCACGGCCTGGAGTACGTACATCATCGCGTCGGCGTTCGGGGCGTTCCAGCACATGAGCTTCGCTACGTTCCTCGAGCGTTACCGGCCGCCTGGCTACGATCCGGAGGCATGATGCTCGCTCTGCTATTGGCGCTCACGATCGTCCCGGCCGCCGGCGGCGACAAGGCCAAGAACGGCCCGATCCAGTTCTCGGCGACGAAGGGTCAAGTGTTCGCTGCTGCGATGGTTGCGGTAGCCAAGGATGCTGTGCGGCTGGATCAGGTCAATCAGGAAGCCGGCTTCATTTCCTACGTGGCCCGGTATGCGCCGTTCGGCTCGTTCATGGGCGGCCCTGATTTCCCTGTCTCGATCACGCTGATATCTGAGGACGACGGCAAGGCGACGCGGATGCTCGTCGTGTGCGAGAAGTCCGAGGTGAAGAAGAAAGCGATTCGTCAGATCGCCGATGAGTTACTTCGGCAGAAACTCATCCCGCAGTCTGAGGTTCCCGGGAGCCGCTGATGGGTGATGTAAACCTCGGCTCGATCAAGGCGAAGCTCGAAGTAGACGCCAGCGGTGTAGATGAGTCTGTCAATCGAGCGACCGGAGCGCTGAATAGATTCTCTGAGTCAGCTACTCAATCGGCATCTGCGATCGGTCAGTCGGTTGTGGCATGGCAGCAACTCTTTAGGGCTGCCGAGGCCGGCGTCGGCGCTTTATTCGGTGCTTACAACGCCAGTATTCAACTGGCGCACCAGCTAACGAATTTAAGCGCCAGGACACAGGTCGGCGTTGAGGCGCTCCAGAAGTACAAGTTGGCCGGTGACGATGTCGGTGTCTCTATCGAGCGCCTAAGCGGGTCGATCTTCCGTATGCAGAAAGGATTGGCCGGCGGGAAGCAGGACTCGCTCCTACGCCAGCTAGGTCTCGATCCAGAACAACTCCGGGCGGCCGCGCCCGAGAAGACGTTCGAGGCGATCGGAACGGCGATCCTAAAGGTTGGGAGCGCAGCTCAACAGGCGGCGCTCTCGACCAAGCTACTCGGCGACCGTGGAGGACAAGCGCTTCAATTTTTGCGAGCTGGTGGCCTTGAGGCTGCCAATGAAATGGAACGCCTTGGCGTAGTGATGAGCACTAAAACGATCACTGCGCTTCAGGAGGTTTGGGCGCAGGCGGACGACCTGAACGATGTTTGGCAGGGGCTCGTTCGGAATGTTGCATTGACGATCGCGCCGGTAGAGGCTCAGGCCGGCGCGATGCAGGGACTAAAGGAAGCCCTTGGCGTAGCGTCGAAGGCGTTGCAGGACTGGAATGCCGAGCAGGAGCGGAGCCCGGATCTCCAGGCGCGTACGGCGCAAGCCACGTTTAATTGGGCGGCCGGGATGGTGGATGTCGCCCACGCCGTAGTCGCGGCCTGGTACGGCATTAAGGCGGGCGTATCGGACATACTGGCATGGCTTGCGGAGAAACTTGCTTCGTTCGGAGAGCTACAGGCGAACTTCGTCGCGACTCTGGCTAAAGCGCCAGGGCCACAACAGGAGGCGCTACAGGAATACGCCAAGACGCTACAGGCCGGTGTCGATTTCTACAAGTCGTGGTCTTACGCTGAAAACCAAGCATCGAAAGACTCCGTTGCGGCAGCCGACAAAACGCTCTCTGCGATTGAGGCGATTCAAAAGCGTCTCGCGGGGCACAAGGTGGGAGCCAATGTTGCTCTACCAAAGCCCGGCACTACTACCGTTGATACTGGTTCCATAGCAGCGGCCGAAGCGGCGGCAAAGAAGCTTCAAGCCGAGATGGACAAGCTTTCGGGAGCCAAGGCCCAGGGCGAGATGGACCTCATCGCGGCTGCGGTCAAGCGCCTGGGGATCGATGGCGTCGCGGACATAGACGCACTCGGCAAACAGTTGCTCAAGCTTTCCGCGGAAGGTGCGACGGTGCCGCCGGCGCTCATCGGTGCTTGGTCGGACGCGATGGTCAAGGAACTGGGCAACCTCAAGCTGCCGAGCGAAGAGCCGCTAAACAAGTATGCCGAGGACGCCTGGAGCGGCTACCTAAAGACAGTCCAGGCATGGTCCAAGCAGGCGGAGGAGCCGGTAAAGCAGCACTTCGAGAACCTCAAGCTGCTCGAGCAGAACCAGGGCGACATTCTTGAAGCGCAGTACGATCTCGGCCTGATCTCGACGAAGGAGTACTACACGCAGGTCGGCCAGATGCAGGTCAATCACTACCGGAAGCTGGCGGAGAACGCCAGGGCTGCGGCTGCGATCGAGAAGGATCCGGCTGTGCGGGCGGCGCTTCTGGCGGAGGCGGAAGCGTTTGAGCGGATCGCCAAGGCAGCCGGGAAGGCGGCCGCCGAGATCACACGCGCGGCGCAGATGTCGAAGCTGTTCGGGCAGTTCGGCCAGATCCTAAACGGCATCTCGGACGTGTTCGACGCTATCGGGATCAGCGCTGACTCGGCTATCGGAAAGATCGTCAGCGGCTTGCAGACCGCCACTGCGAGCGTACAGGACTTCGCATCGCAGACGACCACCGCCGGCAAGATCGGATCGGGACTGAGTGCTGCCGCCGGTATCTACAAGACCGGCCAGGAAAAGGGTGTCGCGGCTGGAGCCATCAGTGGCGCGGCTACCGGAGCCGCCATCGGGACCATGATCGCCCCGGGCATCGGGACGGTTATCGGTGGCGCCGCCGGAATCATCATCGGGATCGCTGGTGGTCTGAGAAAGCCCGAGTACAAGAAGATCATGGCCGACGTTGGCAAGTCCTGGGGCGTGTCTATCTCCGAGGGGCTAGCCAAGGAAATCGAGCAGATCGCCAAGGCCAACAAGATCAGCCGCTCGCTCGCGGAACTGATGAGCGTCAGCAAGATCATGGGCGAGTCCGGCAAGGACCCCCGCGAGTTCACCGGCAAGATCAACGACCTGATGAACGCGATCAAGTCCGGTGCGGTCCCGGCGAAGGAGGGGCTGGCCGAACTCGGCAAGGCGTTCACGATGGTCGCTGATGCGGCTGTGGCGGCCGGCACGGTGGGCGACAAGGCGATGGTCGGGCTGATCAAGCGGGCTCGAGAACTCGGCCAGGTCACGCCTGAGATGAAGGCGTTCGTCGGCGCGCAGCTCGACAGCGCGCTCGCTGGCATCCAAAAGTATGTGGGAGCCATCGAAAAGCTGAAGGACTCGGCGACTACCACGCCCGAGAAGTTCGCGGCGATCGGAAAGACGTCCGGAGTCGTCTTCGGTGCGATGTTCGATGCGATGGTGTCTGAGCGCGGCATCGTCGGCGCCGTAGACGCCATGAAGGACAGCTACAACACGCTGCACGAAACGCTAATGAGCACGCTCGGGCCCGAGGCCGTGTCGGCAATCCTGGGTCCGTTCGGTGGCGCATTTGCTACGCTGCAGGATGAGACGCTGCGGCCGATCTTCGAGGGGATCGACGGCATCACGCAGGCGATGACCGGGCTCGCCAACGCGGGCTACCTGTCTACGGATCAGTTCGTGGCGATGCAGGACGCGACCGCGCAGCTCTTCGACGAAGCCGTAGCGGGCGGAGCGGACATGCGGACGGCGCTCTTGGCCGTGGCTCCTGGCATCCAGGCGGCGATATCGGCAGCGGAGCAGTTTGGAATTCCGCTCGACGCGGACATGGCTCGCCTAAAGGCGCTCGCAGAACAGAACGACATCACCTTTGCGACGGATCCACAGGCCGCCATGCTCGACGTGCTGATCTCGATCGCGCAGGTACTCGGCGCGGACGTACCGGAAAGCGCGCGCAGGGCCGCCGAATCGATGCGTGACTTGGCGAGTTCTGTGCCTAGCAATCTAGACGTCAATGTCAACGTCAACCGGAACTACCGAGACAACTACTCCGGCGGTGATGGTGGAGGCGGTGAAGGCGGCGAAGGCGGCGGCGGCGGGGAGCCGGTCATGCCGCCAGAGACGGGCGGCGGGGAGCCCTACGAGGGCTACGAAGGGTACGCGGGCGGGACCGGCGGATTCAAGGACTTCGGACCCGGCACCCCCGTCGTCCTCCACGGCAAGGAGGCCGTCATCACGCCAGACCAAGCTCAGAGCATGGCTGGCGGGACTAGCATCACGCTGAGCCCTACGTTCACCGGCGACCCGCTCATGTCCAACGAAGGCCGGAAGGATCTGTCGCAGTTCCAGGTGGAGGAGTTCGTCCGGCAGGTTCGCAACAGCCCCTACATCCAACAGATTCTCCGCCAGGGCGGACTGCGGTGAGTTTCTCGGGCGAGTTCGCCACGCGGTCCAAGGCGCAGCCGACCAACCTTGGCGTCGTCCTCGAGGTGACGCTGAACAGCGCGACATGGGATCGTGACGGGACGCTCACGACCGCCCTGTTTGTTTCCGACCAGGCCGTCACGGCTCGAGGGGTGATCTATGATCCGCGGGTGATCCGCGGCGGCTGGGGTGGAGTACACCAGCAGATCGAACTACGGGCCTCGGGCCTGTCCGGCCTGTCCACGTCCGTCACGCTGGCGGACCCGGATGGTCGGGTGCGGAATGCGCTCGTGAGTGCAGACCAGCGCAACAGCACGGCTCAGATTATTCGCATCATCCCCGGATCGCTCGACGACTACGACATACGGTTTACGGGGCTGCTCGACTCGTGGGAATTCAGGGTCAACGAAGTACGCCTCAACTTCAAAACGGATGAGCGATACCTCAAGTCTTACTTTCCGCAGTGGCCGTTCCTGCGGGCCGAATGGTTTCAGATGGACCTGTCCCAGCAGGGGAAGTACGGTCCGATGGTCTACGGCAAGCACGACAGCACCGGACTCAGCCTCGATCACGGCATGGTCCCGACAGTGCCAACATGGCTAAGCGCTGCGTCGAATTCCTGGTACGTAACCAATCTTGGGCTCGCCACGCTCATCAAGGACGTCTACATCACGGTCGCCGGGGTGACGACCAAGGACGATCCGGCGAACTACCTGAAGAACTACGGCAACGGACCCGGGCTGAAGGCGTACACGCTCATCGACTTCGCATATGGTGGCGGTTCTAATCCTGGGACTGACGACGTGATAACTGCCGACCTGTACGGGTACTCGGAAGATTTCGCCAGTAACGACTACACCGGGAACGCCTGCATCACGAATCCGGTGCAGCAACTCCGGCACTTCATCGTCAACTTCGCTGTAGGGCGCAGCCGTGGCTCAACCGCATGGACGATGACTAATCCGTTGCTTCACACGGCGTCATGGGATACGGCCGCAACCTGGGCCGACAATCATGGGCTCGAGGGATCGCGGTACATGGCCGAGCAGCGGACGGCGATGGACTGGATACGGGAGTGGTGTGAGAGCTTCCCGATGTTCCGGCCGTACTGGAATACGTCGGGGCAGATCGCGCTTCAGATCCTCAGCGCAGAATGGCCCGGCTACTGGACCGGATCGACCGAGGTCGTTCGCCGCGAGGACTGCCTTGGCAATTCATTCCAGTACGAGACGGACCCGGGCGACGTCACCGGGAAAATCAGCATCCAATACCTGCGTGACAGCGTAGACAACAGCTTCCTAAAGTCGCTCGACATCCAGGATCTAAGCACGGGCGCGCTCGAGGACACGTCGATCCAGATGTATTGGGCGCCAGCGAGGCAGGCATGAAGGACGGACTGCGGATCCACGGGACATTCAACTTTAGGCGCTTCCGCTGCGGCGTGCTGATGGAAGAGCGGACGGTCCCGAACCTGATCGTAGATTCCGGATATGCCGCAGTGGCGGGGCTCATCATCCAGACCGGCTCAACGGCTCCGATGGCGTACCTTGCGATCGGAACCAGCACGGCCGCCGTGGCGTCATCGGACACGACGCTCTATGCGGAATGCACGACAGGCGGGGGGCAGCGGGCGCTAGCGACCCTGAGCCGAGTGACTTCGGACGTTACCAATGACACCGCACGGCTAGTCAAGACGTTCAGCTTTACTACCACGTCGGGTTACGACGTCAGCGAAGCGGGCGTTTTCAACACAGTAACGACCAGTAGCGGGACGATGCTTTGCCGGCAGATTTTCACGCCGATCCCGGTTTTCAACACTGACACGCTAGAAATCACGTACAACCTGGACATCGATTAGGCTGTCATGGCGGCGTACTTCCAGACCCTTGACGAGACGATCCAGCTAACCGAGACGTTCCTGACGGCCCGCCCGTATGCTTACGTCACGAATTCGGTGCGGACGAGCGCAACGACGCTACTTCGGCTCCGACGCCGGCCGACACGCTACGTGACCATCGACCTGCCACCGCACTATGGTTACCTCGAGCCCGGGGACACTATCTGGAGCTCGCACGAACTATTGCCAGAGTCGGCGACCGGATCGGACCGGTATCAGACCTGGGCGCTCGTGCCGCTGCACATCATCGAGATACGCGACCGGCTGTCACCGCCGCAGCTACAACTCAAGTGCGTGGATCTGCGCGAGGTGTACTGCTCGTTCTGGTCTCCGTTCCTGACCGACATCGGCATGACGGACGATCTCAACGGGATAGCGATCCTCGACCGGGCTGGGGGGTGGCGAACGGTACGGGATGGGCTGGCGTACGGGGAGCGTCCGCCGGCGTGGGGATACTGTGCATTCCAGGAGGTACTCGCCCACGCTCCTATCATCGATGCCTTCGGGCTGTTGATTCAGGGCGGCGACGATCGGAACATCTTGCTTAACAGCGTACTCAGCGAGGGCGGCCCCGGGAATACTTTTACGAACTGGAGTTCGACCACGAGCGGAAGCGCGATCGCAGTCGAATGGCCGCTCTATACCCTAGTGGACGCGAATGGGTTCCGTCGGTCTTTGCAGTTTGCGACCTATAACTCCGGGGAGAATGCCTACATCAGCCAGACGGTTGGCAATGCTGCTGGGGCGTATCGGTATCTATTCGCTAAGGTGTACTACAAAAACGGCGGCGCCTACGACGACATGACCATTCGTATCCAGCGGTCGGACACGAGCGAGTACTGGCGCGATTCGGATAGCACTTGGCAGGCGGCGGCCCAGGACAACGCGATTTCGCCCAAGACCGGATCGACGGAGATTTACTACCGTTGGCTGTCGAAGCTCATGGACCTCGGTGGAGCCACGGCGAACATCACGGTGAGCGTCGGGCACTTCGCGTGCGCGTCGGCGATACCGCAGATCAGCCAGCTACAGGCGGTGGAACTGATTCGCGTCGGAGAGAACAGGACGGCTGAGGGATACCGCAACCTGCTTCCCACGAAAGCGGCCGAGACGATCCGAGTGGATAACAATACCTTCATCACCAACGACTCGGCGGTGCGCGTATTGAGCCCTACGCGGGGATTCGTCAAGCTCAACTTCAGGCCGCTCTGGGGGAACAGCGACTTGGACGACAACCAGATCAAGGGCATATGGGAAGCCGCGTTCGATGGCATCACCGACGGTCAGGGATTGACCTGCTACTACATACGCCTCGGGGCCAATAGTGGCGAGTGGCGCCTGAAGAACAAGACGCACAACGCCTACGCCTCGCTTGCCGTAACTGACGTTGTGCGCGATCAGGACTATACGATCATCTGCCGCTGGACATCAGACGCCGTGGACGAGCACAACATGGTAGGCCAGGCGCTCGACATTTGGGTGGACGGCGTGCGCGGGACTACCTATCCGGGGGCTGTGACGCAGACCGCGAGTGCCGTCTGCGACGTTCATATTGGATCCTACGTGACGGCTCTCGAGAAGAACCACGCGGACGGGCACTTCACGTTTTTGACGATGGGCTTGCACTGTCCAACCGAGGCCGAACTATTCAGACTGTGAGGACCCATGG